GTCGTCTATGTCTTTACGCCCTACGTCAGGGAAGATCAGACGGTGCGCGAAATTCGTATTCTCGACCCCCTCGATCCCGAAGTGGATCACATCCCGCAGTTGATTGGCGCTATAGGAACGGTCGTTTTTCCGAATTTCAAGCCGCAGGAAAATAACGCAACGATGCGCGACAAAGACGGTTGGGTTTGGGACGTGGACTTGACGGGCGACGACGGAGAGCCGGAAGCGGCGCTAGTAGAATTTTACGACCGTGACGACGGCAAGATCGAAGCCTATATCACAAAGAAAATCCGCGTTTTCGATGGCCCGGCCCCGCAGGTCTTAGATACCGAGGACGTAGTAGTTGCCCCGCGTAGCGCCAATACGCAGCCGCCGAACGCGGCTAATCCGATGGGGGCGCAATGGATAGATCATATTCAGAACGTGTCCCTCGATACGATCCGTCGCCGCATGGATGACGGAACTTACGACCTGCTTACCGAAAAGGATTGGGATACTATCAAGGCGGGCAAGTCCGCTGTGGGTAGCGGAGAAGCCGCCGACGAGCCTAAAGAGGCGCGAGATGCGCGGGCGGGAGAGCAAATCAGCGTGCCGGGCAACATACCCGACCGCCAGCAGATTGTTCGCTACGGCAGATGGGACGTAAACAACGACGAGCAGGAAGAGGACGTTATTTTCTGGTATTTGAAAGACTCTAAACTTGTCTGCAAGGTGGCGTATCTTTCTGAGCTTTATCCCGGATCGCCCGTGATGCGCCCGATAGATTCGCAGTCGTTTTTCCCCGAGACGAACCGTATTGTGGGCGATAGTTTTATTACGGCGTTGTGGCCGCTACAGAGCGGTATGCAGACTTCCATGAATCAGCATCACGACTGGGGCACACTCACCAATATACCGTTCTTTTTCTATCGGGCATCGTCGGCGTTAAAGCAGGAGCGGATCTTGCTTGAGCCGGGAGTCGGAAATGAGCTCGATGATCCAGACAAGGACATTAAATTCCCGCAGTTCGCGCAACGCGGCGAGACGTTCAATATCAATACGATGACGATGTACAAGCAAGAGGCGGACGATTTAAGCATGTTGCCCGCTACCGCCTACGGACGTATCCCTACCGGCAAGTCGTCGGCCATGCGGAACGTCGGAACAGTAACGGCGCTCATGTCTCAGGTGGACGTGCGGACGGAGGAAGTTTTGCGGGGGGGGTTCAATCTTCTTTGCCGTGTTTTTCAAATGATGCACCGGCTGAATCAGCGGTACTTGCCGAAGTCAAAAGAAGTGCGCGTATTCGGCCAGGAAGCTAAGGGCGAAGAGGCGTACAAGACCTATAGCCCTGCGGACGTAAACGCCATTGTGGACTTTACTTTTAGGGCCACGATGTTGAATACGAACAAAGAGGCAGTAGCGGGGGCGCTCGAACGGACGTTGCAAATGCTGTTTACCCCCCTGGCGATTCAGATGGGGCTGGTAACACCGGAAAAGGGCTACAACGCCATAGTGGACTTCTGCAAGGCCCAGGATCAAGACGCCGACAGATACGTTGAAAAACCGCCTTCGGCTACGGGCGGGCCAAAGATTCTAGCTGAGGAAGCCTTTAGCGCCATAGACGCCCATGAGGTTCCCTACGGAACTCCGCTTGAGCCGCCGGAAGAGCATCTGGAAAAGTTGATGGAGTACCAGCAGAGCCTTATTTATGCGACCTTCGATCCGTCTCAGCTTGCCGCGTTTCAGCAATGGATAATGCAAGTCAAAATGCTGATGATGCAGCAACAACAGCAGCAGGCGATGATGCAGGCGGCGGCGCAAGGCATGGGCGCTCAGAACGGCAAGGGGCCGGGTGGCGTGCCTGGGGTGATAAGCGCGGATACGGGCGGGCCTACTCCGGTGCAACCCGGTGAGGCGTTAGACGAAAGCATGGTGCAATAATGGAACGTAACGAGCTAAAAGACTTCCAAGAACGTCGGGCCGCAGCACACCGGGCAGAGCAGATCCCGCTAATCAAGGCCCGTCAGGAAGCGGGCTTCAAGATGTCATCGCTCGTAGCCGACCCCAACTGGGAGTTCTACGGGCGCTACATAGAAGCGGAAAAGGCGCTGGCCGAGGCGCGATGCAAGGCAGCGGAGCAGGCGATCTTGAATCTCGCCAACCCGTTATCGCCCCAAGATGAACTCAAGGCGAAACTCAGTCTTGCGAATCATCAGGGGGCGAGGGAGGCGTTTCATTACGCTCTCAACGTAGCCAAGGTTTTGATAACCGAAGGCGAGGAAGCGGCTAAGGCCGTCGAGGGGTCGATAGAAAAGGCTTGACGATAACAACAAGGGGTGCTATTTAATGGGGCAACATGGGATTCAGAAAGTTCGTATCTGTCGGCATTGCGGGTTAAAGATGCGTTGCAAAGCGGAAGAGATAGAGAACCACGCACGAACGCAATGTTCGAGAAGGAAGAAAAAAGCGGCGTAGTTTTTTAACAAAATAAGTTTTCACTCGGAAGGGCCAGTAGAGGCCACTGTTGATGAGTCATCACAGTGTCTTTTACTGGCCTTTTTGTTTTATCGCCCTTTGGCAAGGCGCGGCATCGCTAGAGCCATATCTAGCGCGGTCAGTGGCGACCTAAAAACCACAGGGAGAGCGAGCATGGAACCAGAAGTGGTCCCGGCAACGGAGGTAGTACCTCAAGTAGTTGAGCCTGTAGTTGAACCGACACCGGAAACGCCGCCAGTAGCGGAGCCTGAAACACCCCCGGTAGATGACGACGAAGAGCCGGGGGGTAAAAGTCCGCTCGAAGTAGCTCGCCGCAAGGAATACGAACGGCGCGTTACAGCAGAGGCAAGAGCGACGGCGCTTGAGGAGCAACTAAGGCTTGCAAAAGAAACGCCACCCGAAAAACCGACTATCTGGACGAAAGAGCAAGTCCAGACGGCGATTGATGGGGGTAGGGTCAGTGTTTTAGAGGGCGCGGTTTTTCTTGCAAAGCAGGAGTTTCAACAAGACCTTGAGGCGCGGGAGAAAAAGAAGGCCGAGCAGCAACCGCAGGAAAAGGCGCTGGCTGAGGTAAACGAGTTCATATCTGTCATTCCGCAAATCGCGGTAGAGGGTAGCGAGGAGCGGCGGAAGGTTGCGGCGGAAGTACGCCGGATCATGGCGGAAGATGGAGTGCCCTACGATTACATTACTCAGCGTCGGGCGGTGCGGGCTGTATTCGGTACTCTTGCGGATCAGAAGAAGAGGGCGGAAGTGGATCGAGCAACAAGATCGGGATTGAGGCCAGCGCCGGTGGATGCAGGGGGGGGTGGGGGTGGAGGAGGGGGCGCGAACGGCAAGGTTGATCTTGCTAAGGCTCCGGCAACGATGGTCGCCTCATGGGATAGCGAGGGTGCGGATCAGGCTACCAGGGAACGGCGCTATAGAATCTATCTCGATTTGAAAGCGAGGAAGAGTGTCCGCTAACGAAGTGCAGATATTTGTCCCGAAGTACGGGCAGAGATTGGGCCAGGGATTTACGAAAAGCGAAGTCCTTGATTCTTTTATCCATCCAGGCAGACGCACTAAAGCGAACGGCTATCAATCGCCCGCTTCTTGGATCACTGAGCTTGCCGATACCCGCAAGGCCATTCAACTCTGTAACGTCTGCGCCTCTCATTTCAATCCCAAGCGTAATCATTTCCGCGTAAGATACGTTCCCGATTCTTCTGGTGCCACGTCAGGTTATGTCTGCAACGGTCAGTGTGACGGTTGCAAGGAAAGAACGGAAAACATGGGTGGCGGCAAGCTGTTCCTACCGGAAGAACTTTGGGAAGCGGTGTCGAACGATCCCCAGGAAGCCAGGATTCGCGCCCGGATGGCATGGGGCAAACCGAAAACTAATTGGCGCTCTAAACTGTTTGGAAGGAGATAACTATGGGACGAGTAGCAGGAAACGTATTCCCCGGTGGCGATGCCACGAGAAAGTATTTAATCTCGGCCACCTTTTCGCGGAGCGGTATCATAGCGGCAGGCACGGACGGCGCTACTCTAGGCGGATTACTGCCTACGACAACTACGGCGGCTCCCGATGCTATTGGCGTTACCCTTGACACGGCGACCTATAGCGCGACCCCGGCGGCGGGCGCTACGGGATTCGTTACCGTTGCATGGCGGCCATTCAACATTCTCGAATATCGGATGTCCGGTGGAGCGGCGGAAGGCACGGCGCTTACGATCATGACGGAATCGACGGGCGATGTCTCGACGCCGGATTTAATCAGTTCGACAAACGCGCAGGCGAATTCAATGATCGGTGGCACGGTCTGGCGTTACAAGGGCGACGGGCAGGTATGCCCGCAGCAAGAATCCCGGATCATCAACGCCCACACAGCGAGCGTTTCGGTGGGCGTTGCCGTGGATTTTGAGAACGCCATCAATATCGGCGACCAGTTTCTCATGTGTCCGTGGGCGTTCTATCCGGGCGACGGAACGGATACGTCGGACGGTATGTACGACGTGCAATTTACCACGAACTTCCAGGAAGCCGATGCGTCGATCGCAACGGCGACGGGATATACCCCAATCGCTGTTCACGATCTGATTCTGATGGGCGCAAACGATAGTCGGTTGCAGTTCATTTTGGGCGAGCATCCCTACTTTTTCAGTACGGTTAGCTCGTAATTAGTCCTAAGGGGGCGAAGGAGTCTTTGCCCCCTTAGAGGGCAACCGCGTCTGCCTAAGATGGTCGCGGTCTTTATCAAAAAGGAGTTTAGCGATGCCGAATCCACATATTGCAGGTAGTTTTCCCGATCTAACGGAAGTGACGGCAACCTTTACGGACATTTTCAACGAACGGTTCAAGTCCGAGGGCGACCGCGTAGGCGATTATTATCGGAAGGTGAATAGCTCGAAGATCAATAGTCGCTACTCGACCGTTTCCGGCATGGGGCAGTTGGTCGAGTTTACGGGGCAGCTTAACTATGGCGACGTGGCGCAGGGATACGATGTCACGATCACCCCGGTTCAGTTCAATCGCGCGTTTTCTATCGAGCGCCTGTTGGCCGATACCGATCAGACCGACATTATGAATTCCAAGCCCCGCGCGCTCGGAACCGCCGCCGCGAGAACACGGAATTATCATGCCGTGCGTCCGTTCGACAATGCCTTTACTACCGACTCGCTCTTTGCTTCCCATAGCGAAGGCGTGCCGATGTGCAGCAACTCCCACACGACCACAACCGGCGCTTCTACGACAACGGGGTACGATAACTTGACTACCTCGGCGATTTCTAGCGTAGCGGTGAGCACCATGAGGGTTCAGGCGCTTAACTTCCGGGACGAGCAGGCGGAGAAGATCACGAATCACCAGTTCGATACGATCCTCATTCCGCAGCAAGGTAGTATAGAAGAGACGGCGTGGGAAATCATAAACTCGATGGGCAAAGTGGATGTAGCCACCAACAACGCCAACTTCAACAAGGACCGCTGGACGCTCAAGACGGAAATCTACCTGAGCGATGCCAATAACTTCTTCATGTACGACTCAACCATGATGAAGGACAACGGGTTGATTTGGCAGGAAGCGACGCCGCCTGAATTCGCTATGGTCGAGGACTTCGACACGCTCATTGCGAAATGGCGCTGCTACGGACGGTGGGGCAATCACTGGATTTCGTGGCCTTGGATTATCGGCGCGCAGGTAAGTTAAATGTCACGCAAAACTGATCTTGCTTGGGCAGCGGGATTTTTTGATGGCGAAGAGGGTAACTGGAAATGCACCCCAGATCGCACTCCGCTTGATGAAATGTATGCTCAAATTAGAACGCTCAATAAAAGAGGGCCACAAGAGGAGGTGCTGCAATGAGTAACCGTTATCACTATCCGATCAACGGCAAGCTATCCGCGCCCACGCCGCCGAAAGACAAACGGGAAACGGGGTCGGTTTCGTACACCGAGCGCACACGCGCTTGGAAAACGGATATCGGCCCCGTTGGGCCAAAGAGGAATACGGTCGGGTTTCCCGAAGTAAAGCAGTCGGCGAAGCAGCACATGGCCGACGATGCGGGATTGCTCAGGGCAAGGGCAATGCCGGCGGGCGGTGGTTTACCGCCTGAAATGATTCAGCCGGTGCCATCGCCGATGCCTGGGCGCGGACTCGGGCGCGGGGGTGGTAGGGGTAGGGGCAGAGCCAGAACGATGCTTGGTAAATACTAACAGCGTCAAGACGGGAATCCTTACCGTCAAGGCGTTTAACATAAGGGAGATTTCAGATGCCTACGAATCAACCAGGAATAAATATCTTTTCCGGCGCTCCGCCAATTGATGAGTTGGGGAGCGTTACTACGGGAGCGGTTTTTTATGTCGGATCGGCAGCCGTACCGGGTGGTGTTGTCGGAGTGGACTCCGGCGAAGTGGGCCAGCGCCCACAGCAGCCTTATGCGACCACCGATTACGCGGTGGGGCAATGTACGGCCACTCGCGGCGATGTGATTTATGTCCTTCCGGGGCACAGAGAAAATATCAGCGCCGCGACAAGTCTCGTCGTTGATGTTGCGGGGGTACAGATTATAGGCCTCGGTCGTGGAGTCAACCGGCCTTACTATACTTTCACTGCGACGGCGGGATCTATCGAACTCGATGCCGCCTGCCGTCTTTCCAATGTCGTTCTTCGCGCTTCCGTTTCCGCTGTTGTTGTCGGAGTCAACGTCGATGCCGATGGCGTGGAGATCGACAACGTGGAAACGACCTGGGAGGACACGGGCGACGATTTCGCCATTATGATCGACGTGACGGCCTTTGACCGCGCTACGATTCGGAACTGCAAGCTCTACACGGAACCTGCGACAGCGGGCGCTGTTACCGGGATTCTGTTGGTCGATACCCACAACACGCGGATTCTCGACAACGAAATCATCGGGCAGTGGTCTAATGCGCCGATCAACGGGGCAACGACCTTAGGCAACGAATGTCTTATCATGAGGAATCTGATTTACAACTCGGATACCACGACAGACAACGGCATTTTAATCACTGCGGCTTTTACCGGAATTCTGGCCGACAATCGCGTGGGCACTCTGTATGCCACGAGCTACATCGAGTTGATCGACCCCGGCTCGATGCTGTGCTTCGAGAACTACGCCGTCAATGCGATCGACGAGTCGGCGATAATCTTTCCTCAAACGACGCCGACATGATCTTATGAAACTCGGAGTCTTTTGGCCTTGGGATTCTCCGTTTACCTTTACCGGGTTTACGGAGAATATCCTGAACTTGGAACGTCCTTCCGGTGTAGAGGTACGATTTTTTCGCGCAGTAGGATGGTGCAGCGCGAGAAGGCACACGGACGGATATGAAAAGGCGCTGGCTTGGGGCGCGGATTTAATTCTCTGCTTAGGCTCGGATCAGACCTATCCAGAAGATTTACTTCCGCGCCTCTTGGCCCGCTTCGAAGAAACCGATGGGGGAGTTATCACGGCGCTAGTTCCGTTCCGTGGATTCGTAAAGGGTCAGAAGATGAAGCCGTTTCAGCCGTTAGCGTGGAAACTGGTTGGTGACGGCACGCGGCAATTTCGCGGGATTGATCTTGATGGCGATATGACTCGGCAAATTGATCCAGGCGACGGCGATTTACAGCGTGCTCATATTATAGGAACGGGGGTTCTTCTTGTTCATCGGGACAAGGTGTTGGCGGTAAAGCGCCCGTGGTTTTACGATCAAGTCAATAAGGAGACTTTACATCTAGTTTCCGATATGGACGCGAAGTTTATATGGAGACTCCAGACAGAGGCGCACGCGCAGGTTTGGGTAGATACGACAATCAACGTCAAGCACCTCCATGTTTTCCCGATTGACGATACGTTCCAGGATCGGTTTGAGGATTGGGGAGAGCAGCCGGGCGATACGACTGTTTGCCAGGTCGAGCAGCACACCAACGGGGAAGCGCGGGAATGATTCATCCAACGGCCGTAATTCACGAGAACGCCGAAGTCGATCAGAGCGTGACGGTTTGGAGCGGTGATGATTTATAGACCACGAATGTTATTAAGAGATATCCCGAAAGAAAGGGTTTGTACGGGATGCAAGATAGTGAAACCAGCAAGAGAATTTTATGTTCTTAAAGGTGGTCGTGGAAGGCCAATGCTATCTTGTCGTTGTCGGCAATGTGAAAGCGATAGACATGCAGGCAAACGACTTACGCGAGAACAACTTAATAGAAATTGTTTAGCGCAAAAAGCACGTCAACGAGAAACAAGAATCCAAGCTTTACTTCATTACTCGAAGGATCGTATTGCGCGATGTGCTTGTTGTGGTGAACATCGGATGGAATTCCTTACCTTAGATCATATTTTAGGTGATGGAGCAAAACATCGTCGGGAGAATCATATTTCATATTTACCTCTTTGGTTAAGAAGGAACAAATGGCCGGATGGGTTTCAAGTTCTTTGTCATAATTGTAATTACGCAAAGGGAACTAGTCCAAAATGTCCACATCATAAATGGACAAAGGTAATGATCCATAAATTTGTGGATATTCATGGTTCTGTTGAAATTGGTACGGGGACAACGATCTGGAATGGTGTAGTTATTTGCGCTGACGTAAAGATAGGGAAAGACTGTTGTGTTGGAAGTAGTTGTTTTATTGGAAAGGGCAGTAGTCTGGGACATGGAACGCGACTGCAAACCAATGTTTTTCTACCCCCAAATTCCCGTCTAGGCAACGGGGTTTTTATCGGTCCCCTCGCTGTTTTCACAGACGACCGCCATCCTCGCTCTGGCAATAAACACTATCGCGCCGAGCCGCCCGTTGTCGAGGATAACGCATCTATCGGAGC